CCGGTCCCTTAACCTTAGGAGGACCCCAAAGGTTAGGAGAACCAAAAATCTCGGTAATAACAGGTGAACTAGGAAGTATTCGAAAGTTGGTCTTAGAGTGAACAGCACCGCCACACGTTCCATACACGCGGCAATTGGCTCCCTGGATACGTAATACCGGAGAAGATTTCTTAAGTGTATTTCCAAATAAGTTCTTCACATCATATGTGGTATCGGGAAGATCGCCCATTGCTGCGGATGGGAAGATAGTGGGGTGTTTACCCTGAAGTGTGGATAGTGTCTTTAAAAGCTCAGGCCTAGTTGGACTACCAGCAGCCCCAGAAGGGGTGCCAGCATTTCCAGCTAAGTGAACCCCCAAAATTGAGGGGAATTTGCACTGGGCTAACAAAGGCGCCATACACAGGCCCTGGAAGGTATTCTCTGATAAATTGTAAGCAGATCCCCAATAAGTTGATACGCCAATTCGCACCATTTTAGGGGAAGACATACCGCTATATTGATGAACGACTCCTTCACGGTCGCGCCACTCCATCAAGAAAGGCAGACTTGCCATAATCTTTTCAGATGGGAAAGCGTCCATGATATTAGAGAAATCACCACTATTCGGTACATACAAAATACACAGATCATGCCCGGTCACTTTTTGAACAGTCAAGGGATCGAATGGAAAGGAAAAGCTAGCATTTCGGCAGACGCCGTCAGCAGGCTTTCTAATACATTCCATTTCATCAACCCCTCTCGTGATCATGTGGGAGGGAACCAGTAGATAGTTTGTCCTCAACATAAGTCCATTGCAATATTGCGTTTTGTCATCTTTGGTAAAACGAACGTGTAGCAAGTTACTCTGGACTGTTTTAGACAATTCACTATTATTGGTCCATTTACTTCTAGGAATGGAGTCGAAATCTTCTGGCTTCAACTCACTTTCCCAGAAACGTTCAGTACCTTTAGCATCCCTTTCCTTAACATCTTCTTCAGTAGGGTTATCAATCACTCCATCTTGGGGGGTTCCTTCCTTATAATGGGCGGAAGCCCGCTGATAGAGTTTATGAACACTATAAATTAGAGCTAGGAAAGCAAATGTTTCAAGTGTGTACTTCAAATAATCATTTCTCACATTCTTAATGAAGATCGGCATGAGATTGCGGTCTTCACGAACGCTCTCAAGTAATCTCACTTTTGCACTTTCACGAAGGGAAAGGGCATTGAGAACTGAGCCAGTACCGATTACAGCTAATTTAACTGCACCGAGTCTTCGGCCCATCTTCCAAGCAATGCACGATGAGAGAAGTGATACACAGCCCGCTCCTATAATATAGTTGCATACATTGAATGTATTGTAAACTTTACCACAGAAACGAGCGTTGGAGCTGCGCAAGATGTACTTTTCTGCAATCTTGTTATCAAGCCAAGAATCTGGCACATAGGATGTCCACTTTAAATAGGGATTATCATCTGCTTTCTTCATCAACTCATAACATTTCTGCATAGTAAGTTCTTCACACATCCCTATTACCGGGAATGTGTCCGCCATCATATTGCTAAACCACGCAAAGAAGTTCCTTTCTAACCATCGCCATTTCCATCGCTTCCACGGTGTGGTGTAGTTAGTTATGTCAAACTTATAATAGCAATCTAAAAACATCGCCTTAAAAGTTGCAGCAACTTCCATACCACCATGTTGCTCATGGAAAACAACAGTTTCCACCTCCTCGGGAGGGGGTGGAGATGGGACTTCAATGACCTCATCACTTGTCAATGTACTCGTAGTATCAACCTCCGGTATCGTAGATGGGGGTGGTGGACAAACGCAATACGTGGCAGGTAAAGAACATTCTGGACAGAGATTCAATCTCTCTCCAACATCCTTTGTCCAATCGGATATTAAATCCTGGCCAGCAAAGTGTGTCCTGGTAGCCTCCCTAAGAAAAGGGAGAAATCTATCCATACTCACGTCTTCCATAATACCTTTTGAATCCTCGTATAATACCCAAGAATAATCGTCAGGTGTGTGAAAAACATCACGATCTTCCGTACAATACTGCTCAACAGCTTTCTTAGGACGTCGTGCGATTCCAATACCTGATTTGACTTTCTGCTTAGTACTCATTTTGAGGTTCGGGACAATTTTCACATAGGAACATGAGATCAACCATATATCTTGAATGGAGAACTCTTTATCTTTGTAAAAATCGACAACTTTGTCAGTGTCTAATTCATTGGTATTCTTCTTACGGAACTGAGGTTTAACCTTTAACTCAATGTGCAATTTAGGTCGTCGCACAATAGATGCTGGTTCATTAGAAAAATCTCTAGCACCTAAGTCTTTAGTATTGGTAGTTATGGTAACCACTTTGGGTTCTATAGCTACCTTACCCTTTCTCTCTATATCAGCCATCTCTGCATAAATACGAACATTATTACAGTAATCGATAATTTTCTGAGCAGGGTTCACTTCAGACTTGTCAGCCTTGCTATTATTCCAATCATCTAACTTCATAGCTGTCATGTAAGATCGCCAATTTGTATCATGTTTGGAATTTGGATTTAAGGTGGTGATGTATTCATCTCGACTTTCAAAACCATTCACTTGCAGGATGTAGGGCACAATAAAATCGACCAAAGTCGATTTACCTACCCCAGACTTACCAAAGACGCTAATCATATAAGGTGCAACTCGAGAACCACCCTCAATTCTCTTTTGGGTATATTCCGAATATTCTTTCTTAATATTGACTAAACGTTCTTGGACTAATTTCCTTTCAAAACCACTCGGTAGAATTGCTGTCAACTGGTCACCAACTTCAATAAAAGAATTAACTCTCCGCTCGAATTCTTGAGCTGAAGTGTCCATCTTAATCAGGTTCCCAGCAATTGCAGCTGAGAATAAACCTTGAAGTTGAATATATTCATCATCAAATTCCAATAACTTTCGATCTCCAAATAACAGTGGTTTCAATGAGCCAGTCTTAATAGCATAATAACCACCTTCAGCGAAGAAGGTTACTGTTGCGAGAATGGCATCAAATAAACTTGTAGCATTGATATGAGAGTTGTGTACTTGTTTTGCAAATAGTCTAACTCCCGCAATTTCGAAGTCATTGAATTCCGTTGAAATTATACCCATGGCTACGAACATACCTAGTAACTCAGATATTTTGGCAAAAGCTGGATTTTTAACAGCTTGCTTCCATTCTGAATTCAAGGTTTTGATATGACAAAGCCAATCGGGATCAACAGGAACACTACCTTGAGGCGTCATGCAAAAAGATTCAATGAGAGATTTCGCTTTCATAAGAAAGGATCCTCTGTAGCAATTTTTCGCATATAAAAGAAGGACACATGAGAGATTTTCGATAGTGGCGCTGGTGTAAACAGCACCAATAAGAATAGTAATCCCTTCAATAAAGGAAGCAACGTCATCGGCTTTGGAAGCTAGAATTTTCTTTTGAGCCCAACTAAAGGCACCCTGCTCTTGTAGAGTATGGATACCATTAGATTTAAGATCTCGTCGGAAGTCGGCTAACTTCGTTGACCAGGAGGAAGTTGGTTTCTTGTCTCGAGGGAATTTCTTTTTCTCTGTTTTCTCCTTACCGCCCTGCGGTTTGAGTGTTGGTGGAGAACGCTTACGTGCCTTAGGATTTCTAAGCCTATAGCACTGGTTCTTGGCAACTGAATGCCGAGGAAGACACGTAAGTTTCACTACGCGCATTGCATAGCGCTTTAGTGTGGGTGACTTAAGGTTCCTCTGGTGACGACGCCGAGATTTCGGTGATCTCCGCCGTCTTTTGGTGGTTTGCGATTTTGTGAGCCCTGCAGGCGTGTGTGGCATCGTGGAAGATACCCGCATGTTTTGGGAAGCTCGATGTCCAAAGACACGAGCGTACGAGCCATCACTGACTCGCATCGGTTTTGAGAGCTGAGAGGATCTAAGATCGATCAGCGTTTGTGCCTTTACATTAGGCTCACAGGGTTTTGCAATTGACCCAGACCACGATAAACTAGTAGAAGGAGACATTTTTATATTTATAAAAAAGTCCACTTCCAATAGTTTACCGCTACATTCCCACGTAACGATAAACGATACGGAAGTAACCCCCAAGCTTTGAACAGATGCTAAGCTGGCTGTCGCGGAATTCATCGAACAATATCTACTTGGGATTGTAGGTGTTCTCATTCCTATTCTTGCAATGGTTCATGCCTAAGCATTACTACTAAGTATTCACAAAGTAGCACACAAAGTACAATTTCACCACGTACCCCTTTTCAGAGTACGCAGTGTCAATCATATTAACATTTCAAACGTTAAAATCTTGACCACAACAAGAACTAAGGGGTCGGCGTTTGCCTACCTCCCCTTCCATACATATGTAAAATCAAAGCCGCCTAAGATAATACATTATGACCATAGTAGATCACTAAGTACAGTGAGGGAATGGACCTTTGCCGTCTTTTCTCAGAACGGTGCCAGTAGGCGTTTATCTGAGTTCGACCCTATAACTAGTCGAAGAAACACATGATCAGAGCATGTAGTGTCAATCATATTAACGTTTCAAACGTTAAAATCTCGACCACAACAAAAACTCAGTTATCGTGTGCGATGCGGTGTCCCTAAAAATCCTGGGAATCGGACTTTGGTTCGTACAGTTAACCTCTTGTACAACCATAGAGGTGGCTAAGTTTGAATTCGTTAGCTAGAATAAACAATGACGCAGTATAGGATGACTACGTCTTGTTTTCCCTAGTATATGTTTGACTAAAACAACTAGGATACGGAGTAGATTAAAAATCTTACCGTCATTTTGCTTTTGTTACAACATTATAAAATGCCGTGGGACAGTCTGTCTGTCGGAAACTTGAAAAGTTTCGGACTCATAGTGTGAACTATGGATGGTAAGCGATATAAAATCGATCCTACAGGATCGAACGATAAACAAGCAGAGCGAAATGCCTGCAAATCGAACGATCATGTAGGAGCTTCACCCTTGGAGTTTACCAACCCCAGTAGGAACGCGCGCGCAGCAATATGCTA